ATTATCTACAAACAATACTTTCAGAATAACGGGCGGTTGTAATTTTTTAGGAACTGGCAATATACCTGATAATTTGTTTAAAGGTTGGACTTTGTTAAACCGTTCCAACATGAAAAGAGCAGTCATAACTTCAAATTTGAATAAAGACTTATCAATTCCCGACATGGATGATTCGTTTATAGCAGATTTAGAAAATGATTTTGTTATTATCCCAAATTTCAATGAGATTGAAGTAGAAGTTTCAGTATCTGACCAACCCTGCCCAATGTATTTTAAAATGAATATAGATAATATTTATAATCGTTTGTCAATTCCTGTGAATTACGGGGATAGCTCTATATCTTTGCGGTATAGATTGATTGGAGATTATAAAACAATTTTACAAAAGTTTTGCATCTCTAACTTCAAAAATTTGATAGGGGACGCAGAAATTCTTTCCGACTCTTCTTTTGATATTACTGTGAATAAAATAATAACAACTCGTCAATACTCTTAATATTATGATGATATACTTAACAGGTTCATCCTCTTCGCTCGTAAAATCTGGAGGAGAATTTCCTCAAAACGATCCCATGAGAAGTTTAGGGGGATTTGTTTCTTCTTCTCCAGTTCCTAACTCAGCGGTTAATGGGATATTTGATTTGATATCTGCTTTGACTCTTGAAAAGAGACAAAAAGAGGTTGTTGGAATTTGTTTGATAAATAAGTTTGATTTTCCTGTGAAAAATGTTACTTTAAAGATTATTGGGGACGATACTAATTTAGCTGAATTTAGAGTAGCAGCCGTATCTGTGGGAGCAGATTTGTTTATGGAGAAAATAGCTAATAGGTATCAAGAACCAATACAAGCGGAGTTCTTTTCGGCTTCATTTTATAGGGCGGGGGTGAATGTAAAGATAGAAAAACCGGCAATAGCGGGTGAAACATTTGTTTTGTATCCTTTTGATGTGATGTGCGAAGTTACATCTGGCGGATTTGACGGCACGTACAACGCAATAGATTCGGCTTTTGAAGATACGGAATATACGGTTAAGCGGTTAACGGACGACACTATGAGGATAGAAAGAACCGACGAAGCGATTATATCGGTGCCCGAGGTGTGCTCTATTATTACGGACGGTGAGTTAGTATTACAGTTTGACGGTACGTATCAAAACAAGTTGGATAATACGGTCGCGCTAACTGACGAGGATAAACCGTTTTTAACAGGGAATGCAGTTGGCATTTGGATTCAACGCTTGATTAAAAAAAGTAGCAACAAAAGCGATGAAGTATTATTTGCTGAATATAAAGCAAAGACAATAAACAACACAAACGAAGAGGTTGAATTCGTTTTAGAATATGACCTCATTAAAGCTGAAAATTTTGACGAAAACTACCAACAAGAATCTTATTCTTAAAATAAAATAATTATGTCTGGATATAATGATACCAAAAATTTAATAATCACTACTCTACTCGGTAGGGCAGTCGGAACTGAAATATCTCCTGAAAACGAACAAGCATATGCTTTGAGTTTATTGGATTACATAAGGGGACTTGAGTTAGCGACTCAATCGTCTTTGACTGGTTTCGCAGTGGCTAATACAGTTCCGATACAACCAGATACTTCTCGCGTGAGTTATATAGCAGGCGTTGACAAGGGGAGTTCCGTGACATTTGACAATTTCTATGATTCGAGCGGTTTGAAAATAAGAGTCACAACATCCGACACTTCCGGAGCAATCGTTATTTTGATGTGGAATACACAATATTGGGAAGTAAAAACATTCGCAACTAATATTACGGTCGTGAATCAAACTGACAATTATACGAGAGTTTTAAACGTACGGAAAACGTATAGTTTAAAATCAATTATGACCGCAGACAATATGTCTCCGATTGGGATAGACGGATTGTTAATCAATTCTGGAGAGATAGTTTCAGTCAAAGGAGACCCGACTTTTTCAAACAATGGGTTTTATTCAAGAATTTTTCAAGATTGGGAATCTCAACCATTCTTAGGTTATTCAAATCCTCCAGTTAAGCTTTCAGCAATCAGTGGGGAGTTGCCAGACCCTCGTTTATTGACTTTGGGATTGAAGTACTTTTTAGTTTCCGACAAAAAGATTTATACAATTATACAACCTGATGGAGAATATGTTTTTGATTCAGGCGTAACGCCAACTGAGGGTGTAATCTACATTTACGGAAACTCAAGCTATATTTGGGACGGCACCAACCTAGTATAAAACTTGATTACTTATTGCATTAGAAGAGCGAGCTATTTATGCCCGCTCTTTTTGTTAATAAACTTTCTATGTGAAGTCAATTACTTATATGAAAGAGCTTTCAAGTTTGCTGAGGATGCTTTAAAATCGTCATTTTTCGTTCAAAGTTTAAGGATAACGTGTGAGCTCTGTTTCGGTCTGAACAAGGGGTGGTCTATTAACAACTCACGACTTTCATACTGTAAAGTAACCCAAAGAGGGGAGAGGGGGTGGTCTTCTTCTTTATCCTTTCTCCTGTAAAATATTAAGAAATGAAACAACCTGTTGTATCTATTGAGAGAATAAATAATTTTGAGTTCAGTTTTGCTAAATCTACTAAGATTGGGTTGAAGCATGTGGGGAAAGCACTATCGTTTAAGAACCCAGACCCATACGCCGCTAAGAAGTACAGCGAAATGTTTGATAAGCGTATTTATACATTCAAGATTGGTATGCTAAGCGTATTGGAAGCTTATTTGAACGAAAATGATATAACGTATGTTTTATACAATTATGAATTTGAACTTCCAGCGGATACAATTATTGATTCTCGTATGTTTGGGAAATATGACCATCAATCCGAAGCTGTTAAGGCATTCTTTGAAAAACATTTCGGTATAATTGTAGTTCCAACAAGAGGTGGTAAAACATTCATTGCTTCCGAAATAATACGTATATTCAACGCAAATAACCCAACAGACAAGTTTTTATTTGTGGTTGACACCGATGTTTTGTTCAGTCAAGCGGTTGGAGATATAAAGGAATTTTTTGAACCGTATGGGGGCATAGAAATTGGAGAGATACGTTCAGGAAAGGTCGACACAAACTATTTGGTTACAGTGGCCATGATACAAACTATCCAACAAGCCGTATCGCCTAGATGCCGAGATAAGGCAAAAAAGAAAAAGATGTTGGAGTATTTAAAGTATTTGAAATTTCTTTGCGTGGACGAGATACATGACAACTGCTCAGACACAAGATTATCTATTTATAAGAAATGCCATAAGATTGATTATTTACTTTGTCTTTCAGCTACTCCGTACAGAACCAATTCATTTATTCAAAATTTAAAACTTCAAGCTTGGTCTGGCGGAGTTGTGTATACCATTAAAGAATCCACTTTAAGAGACCGAAAGGTATTGAGCGATTATAAGGTGTTTATGCTTTTATTGGACCACAATCAAGTGGATTACGGGTCGGAGATGGAAGATAATACAGATTATAATGAATACCGCAAAAAGATAATATTTGAGAATGTGATACGCAATAACACGTTGTTTCACGTTATTGACATTTTGAAAAGGTTAAACCTGAAAACATTGATTTTATTTCAGAATATAGACCATGGCAAAAATATTTCTAAAGCGAGCGGCATTAAGTTCATACACGGTGGCACTAAAAGCGAAGAACGTGAAGAAGCAAAGAATAACTTCTTGAAAGAAAGCGGAGGATTTTTATTGGCGTCGGGGATATTCAAGAAGGGGGTTACGGTAAGCGAGGTTGAAGTATTGATAAATGTCGATGGTGGTCTTGAAGATGCCAACACTATTCAGAAGAAGGGGCGTGTTTTAGGAACAACCGCTTCAAAGGATAGAAGTTTGATTATTGATTTTTTTGATGTGTATTCTTTGTATTTTAGCGAACATTCCGAAGCAAGGTTAAACGCTTATATAAATGCAATCGGGGAAGATGAAGTCGGAATTTTAGACACTTCAGTTGACGATTGTTTTCCCACTCTTGAACGCTGGATATCTAAATGGTTTCGAAAATAAATGAACAAGAAAAGACAAAGATTATTCAGATACGCGGTAGACACTTTAATTGAGTTGCTTGAGCAAATTACTAAGAAAAAACACCCATTGAAGTGCAACGACACTGACGTAAAAAGTTTTGATGCTTTCATGGATTATTTCGGTGACGCGATAGGCGAAGACTTTATAAGGAAGTTCTTAGAATACGGCATGCAGAGTTGGTTTAATGAAGGTTCTGACATTGATTACTCCCGTCGTGTACGAATTAGTTGGATATTCGGTGCAGCAGCGATAAAGCGTTGGAATATGTGCTCTATGGAAATGAATGTTTTTATGACGCGGGCTGGACTAAAAATCCGACATAACATCAACGTTATTAAACGTAATTCTAAGATTAATGAAATAGTCGTTACCCTAATTCAAAGGGAAGAAAAACAAAAAGCTTTACATTTAAACACCGACCGAGGATTTTTATGGTGCATAGCAACTACAACGTTGTACTTCCATAAAAGTTCCTTTTGTGTGATGTGTTCTAACAAAAATGAATGCAAATTATTATTGAAACAAGAATACAATAAAATATATTTAAAAAGAGGATATGGCGAATAACAAACTGGCTGAGAATTTTATTGTGGAGTTATTGGCTGTTGCACTTCAGAAACGTACTATAATGGATATTGCTAAGCAGTATCTGAAATTTTCCTACCTGCAAGAAGAATCAGAAAAAAGAATGTGGCAATGGATAACCAAGCGTTATGATAAAACGGGGGTGGTTCCGACTATCGGACAAATGCAACAAGAATTTATTGATGACGAGGACATTCTTGACAAAATAAAAGAAATAAAAGATTTTGAGCCAACCAACGAAAATGAAGCTGAATTAATAGTCGAAACTTTTGAGCGTTACATCAAGCAAATGAAATTCCTTGAGGCTAATGATAAGATAGTTGAAGCCTATAATAGAGGAGAAAAGGATGCCTCATATGATTTATTGATAAAGTACGCTGACGATATATCTAAGTTCAGTATTCAAAATGCGAAGTTTGAAAGCGTTTTTAATGATTTTGAAGAACGACAAACTAAGCGTAAATCCGAAGATTATAATTTCCGTTTTAAAGTTCCGACTAATATTGATGAACTTGATTATAGGTTAGGCGGACAATTTGGAGGTCCGGAAACGGGTGAATGTGTGCTTTGGTTGGGAGATTCAGGCTCTGGTAAATCTCAATGTCTGGTACACGTTGGAGTTGCCGCTGCGCGTAATGGTCACAGAGTAGCACATTTTCAACTTGAAGGCACGAGGGAGCAATGCTTAAATAGGTACGATGCTGCTTGGACTGGTACATTATATTCTGACGTAAAGATGGGGAATATTACAGACAAGCGCATGGAAATTTCCAAAAGGATAATTAAGAAATTACGCAAGTCTGATATATTTGTTTCGTCAGAAGAAAATTGGGGAGGAAAGACGCTCGTTGATATTCATCGTGAGTTGAAGGAAATGGAGAAGGCTCACGGCAAGATTGATGTAATAGTTATTGACTATTTAGAATTGGTAGAAGTTGGAGACGGGCATAATTACTCACCGAGCGAAGAACGTTTCCGTCAAGCTAAATTAGCAAAAGGCATGAAGCAATTAGCGATGGAATTTAATGCTGTTGTACACACGGCAACTCAAAGTAATTCCATACCTGAAGAACAACGAAACGACCCAGCATTTGTAATCACCCGCGCTAATTTATCAGAAGACAAGGGCAAGATTCGCCCATTTGATATTTTCGTTACAATAAATCAAACGCGTGACGAAATGAAAGAAGAAATAATGCGACTCCACACCGACAAGTTGAGGGATTATCAAAATGGAGACCCGATATTTATATACAACAATTTTGCTTTCTCGAGATTTTATGACAGAAAGAAAACCATGAACGCCACTTGGGATGAATAAAATAGACGATTCAGATTTAAATGTGTTACTTGTAAATAGTAAGTTAAACACCAGAGGACAGTACATTTGTGACTGTCCTTTTTGCGGTAAAAGCCAACATTTTTATATATCGAAGGTAACACAGCGCTGGGACTGTAAAAAGTGCGGAGAATCAGGTTCTATATATAAATTGTTACGTTTCCTGAACAAGTCATACTTATTAGAAGGAGCGACAATAGAATTTAGAGATTCAATCAATGGAGTTGGTTTTGTGGAAGAAGATGAAAAAATAACTCTTGAAGATTTGCCTATTGTTAAGATGCCAGCGGGATGGAAAGTTTTTGACAAAAGCGATTATTTGTCTAGCCGAGGGTTAAACAAAAAACATTTTATAAGATACCAGTTTGGAGAAGCAAATATTATTTCTAAATATAAGGGGTATGTTTTATTCCCCATTTACGACAATTTAAAAATAAGAGGGTTCGTCGGTAGATACGCAAACAAAAAAGTGCCAAAAGACAGATTAAGATATAATAATAGCGCTGGAACTGATTTTTCTAAATTATTAGACGGCTTTGATGAAATAATAAAAGACATTACGGCAACGGCTATATTAGTCGAAGGAAGATTTGATAAGGTGGCAGTAGACAGAGTTTTAGAACTTGATAATTGTCCAACTGTTAAATGTTGTTGCACATTTGGCAAAAAAATAAGTCCTTGGCAAATTGAAAAACTAAAAAGCAAAGGAATCATTAATGTAATATTGCTTTATGACTTTGACGCGCTAAAAGAAATAAAAAAATATGGGTTTGAACTAGAAAAAAACTTTTTTACAAATATAACATTTACGTTGAAGAAAGATATAGATGAATGCAGCGACGAGGAAGCGTTAGAAGTTTTCACAAGATTGCGCAGACCAAGAGAGTTTAGTGAAAATATTATTTCAAAAGTAAAAATGTGATGGACGAAGTTAAATCGAGGAATTTATCAGTAGCGGGATATTTTGAAGTGGTTCAAAAAGAATATTTGATTGCTGATTTTAAAAGGAAGATATATTATAATGTAAAAGATAAGCAATATTACCAAAAGGTGATGGCTTTCAAAGCAGATAAGATTAATAATATTGCCGAAAGAAATAACTTGAATAGCGTTATTAACGATAAACTCACGAGAGATAAATTCCATAAAGAATTATTTGATGACATGGGGAATCCTACATTTAGAATGTCGGAGCTTGACTTTGTCAATTATTATTCGTTAGGCAGTGAATTTTCCTATTCAGGTTCAGTTTGGATTTTACATAGTCAAATCGATTATCATACTTTCGAATTAACCTGCAAGAAAACGGGTTCTTCAGTCGTTTTAGACAGCGACAAAATATGCCGAATATTATAATGTTTAGTTGACGATTCGCGTTATATTTTTAAAATTAGTTAAATCTTTGGCTAAATTTAAAAATAAATACAAAAACATTAGGTTCTAGTCCTAAAATATATTATCTTTGTACCATAATTGTAATACTAAATCGTAAATTTAAAATGGAAATCAAAAAACAAATGTCTGAAGTGCTCTACGACAGATATGAACATTTGGCTAAAAAATATGCCAACAAAATTTACTCCTACTCTGAACTGTCGTATCAATACGAAGATTTATTACAAGAATTTAAAATTAAAATTTTCACCTCGATTAAATCTTACGGGAAGCGTTGGAGAAAATACAAACTTGAGGGTTATGCAAAACCAGTACCATTAAAGTATTATTTAGAAGCCGCGTGTTCAAATAAATCCAAAGATTTTATGAAGTACATCGCCCGTGAAAATTATAAAGTTCGCATGGACGATATAGAATACGATTTTGGTTCAGACATTGATACTTGCATAGTTCCGGAAGAAAACAAATTTATTTTAAACGGTATAAATTTATTGGAAGGATTGACTGGAATGAACAGAGTTGTATTCTCATTATATCTGAAAGGTTGCACCAACAAAATTATCTCCAAAGTTTATAATAATAGTGAACCAATAAAGGGAGTAATGTATAACGACGACGACCCATTCACCCCAGACGAAATAATAGAAATGCACAAAGAGTTTTTACTTACTAAGTACGGCTCTGAATTGCACCGAGAAAGAGAAATATATAGAACATATAGCCACGAAGATTGAAAATGTATTTAACAAAATAGTTTTAACAAATAAAAAATCGAACAAAATGACAAAATTAACCGCACCCACTAGCAAGAAATTGACTGCATTGGGATTCAAAGAAAAAAGCGAAGAAGAAGCAAAAACAGTTGTGAACGCCTTTCTTATCAAAAATGGCATCGAAGGTATGGAAGATGAAGAGCTTGAAACTCTTATTGACTTAGCTGAATCATTTGTTGACTTGGATGAGAATCCAGCCGCAGAAGAACCTAAAACAGAAACAGAAGAAGAATTAGAAGAACTTGCTGCTGAAGAAGAAATTCCAGCGAAGAAACCTGTTTCTAAAACACCTGCTAAAAAAACAGTAGTTGTTGAAGAAGAAGAAGAAGAAATTCCGGCAAAAAAGGCAGTAGCGAAAGCAGCCACAAAACCAGTCGCAAAAGCAGCGGTTAAAGAAGTTGCAAAATCTATCCCAAAAAAGGAAGAAGTAGTAAAAACTGCCAAAGCAACCAAACTGAATCCTAAAGATGTAGAAGAAGACCGCGTACATTTTGAGTTCTTGAAAGCGTTATTCCCTGATGAAGATTACTTGTACGCTTGGATTAGCAACGCTGGAGTTACTGTTAAATATAAAGGCAAAAACTCAAACCGTGCCGTATTGTCTTTGGAAAATGGCTCAGTAAAAGCAGATGACACTTTTGTAGCAACATTGTACTTACCAACATTCAACGGTCATGTTGACGGGTTAACCGAGAACGGAATCGACCACGAAATTTGCTGGTCTGGAGTTCCTTTTATCAAAGCATTGGATATTGACGAACTTACGGAAATATTGACAGCTTTGCTTCCAAGCATCGAAACATCTGTAAATAAACTTGACAAAAAGTTAGGTGAAAACAGAACTAAAATGGAAGAAAATTTGAAAAAGTCTGCGAAGTCAGAAGCGCCTGCTGCAAAAGCATCTGCCAAAGAAACCGTAAAACCTGCCGTAGCCAAGACAGCTGCTCCCGTGGTAGATAAGGTTGCAGCCGCTAAAGCAAAAATAGCAGAAGCAAAATCAAAAACAAAAAAGGTTGTAGTTGAGGAAGAAGAATAAAGTAAATTGGACTTTATATAATGAGAAGAGCGCTTTACAGCGCTCTTTTTTTATGCCCCAACGTTACTAATAGTATAAAGTATAAATTATAAAATTGTGTAATATGAAAGACATTGATAATGTATTAAGTCCCGAGTTAGGGGTAGCAAAAACTACTAAATTTTCAGCGGTGTACCCGATACTGAATAAATGGATGTTAGATAATTTGGATATTCAAGACAGTCGAGTTGGCAAAACAAAAGAGCTTCTTGATTTCAAAACGATGCTTACAAACCCGTATAATCGCTGCGTGGGTGGATTCGGTAGAGATATAAACATTTTCTTTTTACTTGCCGAAGCAATGTGGATATTTAATGGTAAGAAGGATGTACACTTCTTAGCGTTATTCAATAAAAAGATGTCGGATTTTTCAGACGACGGCAAAACATTTCATGCGCCATACGGTTTTAGATTAAGACATTGGGGAGTAAGAGCCGAAGATACATTTTTGGAAGAAAATATGAATGTGGCCCAAGGGCATGACCAAATTGCCGATGCGGTAAAGATATTGAATGAAAATTCAGATAGTCGACAAGTTGTATTACAGATTTGGAACCCAGATTTTGATTTAGGGGCAAAAACAAAAGATACTCCTTGTAATGATACGGTGATGTTGAAAGTAAGAAAAGGCAAGTTGATAACAACGATACAAAATCGAAGCAATGATTTGCATTGGGGGTTGCCAACGAACATTTTTCAATTCAGCTTTTTGACCGAGTTATTCGCAAATTGCATAGGCGTTGAATTAGGTACTCAAACTCATAATTCGCAAAGTTTGCATATCTATGAATGGAACGATACGGCTGAAAAAATGAAAGATGCTTTTGAAGATAGGTTATTTGAAGAAGACCATGCTAAGGAATCTACCCATCCTGAATTGTACGAAGTGTCTCATTCGCAAAAAATGGATTTCAACTTTGAGCACGAAGTTCCTGGAAATCGACTCAGGGAAGTGGACATACATTTGAATTTGATTATAGATAATCTAACTAAATTAGCAGCGGGCGAAACTGCTTCATTAACCGAGCTACAATCAGTATTGAAATTTTCTAAGTATTTGTATTTAGCGTATAATCTTTGCGCAATTTATTTGCAATACAAAAGTAATATGTCTGACGGTATGGTTGACAAAGATTCATTAAGGATAAGGGCGATAAAACAAATCGAGTCTTTCAGTTACATAGCGGGGGGAAATTCAGATACTCTAGACATTGTAGTGCTTGCTAAGAACTTTTTTGCATCAAGGTTAACTAATTACACACACGAATACTTAGGTAAATTATAATGACTGAAAGTTTATTAAATTGGGTTAAAGAAAACAAACTAGTAGTGTCGGAATCAGATAATAATGGTTCCGACATTATTACTATTGAGGGGGAGAGTAAATATCTTTACCTTAAATCTTTTGATGGGAAAATAATAGATGATGATTTCAGCTTTATTCTGTCGGATGAAGAGTATGACTTATTAGATGATAAAGAAGTAGACAACATACTTTTTGAGTTCGGAGGAAGGTTTTATTATTCTAATTTAGCAAGAGGTAAAAACAAATACAATGAATTAATTTTCAAACCGAGCTTTAATGATTTTAAGTTTCGTGGGTTAACTTCTGAACCGACAGTCATGGAGTTCTCACATTTGGGGGTTCATTCGGAATATGAAATATTAAACGGGAGCGGGGGGTGTCAACTTTGGGCTGATAAAGCAAAATTCTTAGGACATAAATTTTTAGGCATATGCGATAAAAATACATTAGCGGGAGCGTTGTCATTTCAAACTGCGTGTGAAAAGAACAAAATAAAATGTATTCTTGGAGAAACCGTCACAGTGTCTAGAGGATACGATATTGAAGCGGACATACAAGAAACTTTTGAATTAAAATTGTTTGTGTTAAATTACGCTGGCTGGAAAAATTTACTTTTGATTAATAAGGCTATAAACGTCGACTACAACGGTTTTATTCCTGATACGTTACTTTATACATACGGGGACGGGTTATGTTTGGTAATACCTAAAGAAAGTGAATTCAACTACTTTAAAGACGATAAGAAACATTGTTTCAATCTAATAAACATTTATAAGAAGTCTTTTGATTCTTTATTTTACCAAATAGATACGGTTGAATATTCGTCTTCTACATTATTTAAAAAACATTTGTCCAATATAGACACGTATATTTGTAAATACAGAAAATATTTAGACCCCATATTGATAAACGATAGTTACTATTTAGATAAAGAAAATGGCGGTTTAAAGTCAGCTCTGAACAAAATAGACGGCAGAGCCGACGCAGAAAGCGAATCTCAATTTTACAAAAGTTTTCAAGATACGGTTGAGTCTTACTCGGAATGGTTGGAAGATGTTGACGATTTAGTAGAAGTAATAGTATCTGGCGTAGAAAACTCTGTTTCATTGTCCGAGTCAGTGGAAATGAAGATTAATACAAGCGAACGAAAATTGCCGTTATTTGAAGTATCTGATGTTAAATCTTCTTTCTTTGAGCAGTTGCAAGTTGGCATCGAAACTCGGCTATCGCATTTAAGCAAAGATGAAATGAAATTGTATATGGAGCGCTTAGCGACAGAATGTAATGTAATAGTACCAAACGGTCTTTGCGACTATTTTATGATTCACTGGGACATTTGTCATTGGTGCCGTGAAAACGACATAATGGTTGGCTCGGGACGTGGTTCAGTGTGCGGTTCTTTGGTTGCTTTTTTACTGAGAATTACCGACGTAGACCCTATTAAATATGATTTATTGTTTGAACGTTTCTTGAATGAAACTCGTGTGTCGGGCGAGCGCGCTAAAAGCGCTGACAGTATGCCCGATATTGATGTGGATTTTCCTACAGAATATAGAGATAGCGTAAAAAATTACATAAAAGAAAAATATGGTCATTCATATACTTGTGTTATTGGAACGTACACAAGGATGAAACTAAAGACTTGCATAAAAGATTTTGGCAAAATAAAGGGTCTAAATTTCGACGACATGAATATGCTTACTAAAGATATTGATGATTGGCAACAAGAATCTTGGGGAGACCTAATAGAATATGCTTCTAAATCAAAGCGATTGTTTAAGTTCGTCCAGACATATCCAGAACTGGTCCACATGATTAAGTTCGCCGTATTTCAGTGCCGAGCTTCGTCCGTTCACCCGTCGGCTGTTGTAATTGTACCGAAGCAAGCTTCGGATGGAAGAGATATAGACTTATTTGAGTGGCTTCCCGTTAAGATGATTGACGGATTATTAGTATCTGAATGGGAAGGTAAGTACATGGACAAGTCCGGATTTTTGAAAGAAGATATATTGGGGTTAACGCAACTAGACAAATTTCAAAAAATAATTAAGCTCATAAAAGCGAATTATAATATTACGGTTGATACCAACGAAATACCTTTTGACGATGAAAATGTTTTTAAGATGTTTAAGCGAGGATGGAACGAGGACGTATTTCAATTCGGTACCACAGGACTGATGAGTTATTGCCGGAGCGTAAAACCAGATAACTTGGAGCATTTAATAGCAATGACAGCTGTATTTCGTCCTGGTCCAATGGAAAGTAACGCTCATCAAGATTATTCCGATATAAAAAACGGTAAAAAGAAACCTCATTACGATTTTGGATTAAAAGAGGTAACAGAAGGGACTTCTGGGTTATATATTTATCAAGAACAAATTATGAAGGCGGTTCACGTTTTAGGCGGATTGTCATTAGTCGAAGCCGATATATTGAGAACCATAATGAAAAAGAAAGACAAGAAAGCCATGGCTGCTATGTCTGAAAAGTTTATTGCCGGAGCTATATCTCGCGGGTGCCCTGAAGTTGAGGCAGGGGAAATTTGGGAAAAGTTAGACAAGTTCTCTGGATACGGTTTCAATAGAAGTCACGCTGCCGCTTATTCAATAATGTCATATTGGAGTCAATGGTTCAAAGTAAACTATCCGCTGGAATTTTGGACAACTTCTTTGCAACACGCAAGTGAGGTCGATATACCTTTCAGATTAGCGGAAATAAAAAAGATTGGCGAAGAAATTGAAATACGACCGCCAGATGTGAACTTCTCGGATCAAAACTTTACTTGTGACCATAAAAACAGACGAATATTTTTTAGTTTGACAAAAATAAAAGGCGTGGGGGAAGTTGCTGTTACTAACATAATGGAGACACGAAACAAGGGGGGAAAATTCTTTGATTTGGAAGAATTTGTCAGTAGAGTTCCGAGTAAGGTGAATAAAGGAGTCATAACTAATTTAATATTGGCGGGGGCTTTTGATTTAATTGAAGATTTTACTATGCCGTTGCAAAGGAAAATATTGTTAGTTTGGTATTTTAATCTAAAAAGAGTTCCACTACCTGATATCTATAATTCTCCAGAAGCCGATAAAAATACATTTTGGGTATTCGAGCAAAAGCGTTTGACAGGGTTTGGAGATGTAGATTATGAAACAATGATTAAAGACGCCATACCAAGCAAAAGAATAGCGGGGTTGTACATTGCGGGCGATGAGTTCAATAAAGCGAAGGAGGGCAGCGAAGTTGCTGTAGCAGGCAAGGTTATAGCGGTTAACGAGCGTAAAACTAAAAACGGGAATATGCTTTCAATAAATTTAGAAAGTAACAACTTTATGATAGGGGTTACGGTATGGCCAGATACATGGGCTGATATGTCGGAAGAAGTATCTGATCTGAACGGCAAGGTTATAGTAATCAACGGTAGAGTTAAGATGGATACATACCGAGGTCAAAAAGGGGTATTTTCTTGGGACAAAACAAAAATATATATAATATCATAAATCATGCTAAAAAGAATTTTCGAAGGGGATTATTTAAAGAGGTTGGATAATATAATCCAATGGCAAGAAGTTGACGTAATCAAGCACGAAAGCGTTTCTCAACATTCTTACAAAGTTTTAGTTTTTGCCACTATCGCGCTGGAAGATATATTTGGTAATTCCGATAATGTTGAAGTATTGAAGTACAAATTAGATGTTATTCGACAGTCAGCTTTACACGATTGGGATGAGTGTTTATTACGTAGGGATATATCGCACGAAACAAAGTACAACGATTTTAACGGCAACGCATTAAGGTCTGAACTCGATAGGCTGTCGGGGCATTTAGCAAACAAACATTTCACCGAGAAAAAACATATTGGGGATGTATCTGAATTTCCGGAAATAACTTCAGCTTCGAAAATGTTGAAAGATTATATACAAAATCCAGTGTGTGGTGTAAAAAAGTTTGTAAAGTGGTGCGACTGGCTTGCAGTCGAATTTTACGTAGTTCGTGAAATAGCATTGGGGAATGATGACTTCTTAAATAGGATTGAATATGTTCACAACAGTCAATTTGAAGCTAAAGCTGAATTGATTGAAGTATTGGCGAGTAAATTTCCCGCTGAAATGTTGAACTTTGAAAAAATAATGGAATTTTAAACATAAAAAATTTATAAAGAATGGGCAAGGAAGAAAAAGAAAAAATGACAAAGGAAACTATCGAAGAAATATTCGCGGCGGTTACGGTTATTCTCGTAAAAAAGAATTTAGATTACGGTGGGGCTTCGTTTGATTTAGGAGTTAATGGGAATATGGTACATATTTGGGACAAGGCTCGAAGGTACAGGAGTTTGGTGGAAAAACAAATGAGGGGAATCCCCGCTAATTTTGAAAGTCTGGAAGACACTCTTAAAGATATAATGGGATACGCGGTTATCGGGTTGCATATCCTTAAATCTGATATTGTGGAAGATAAACCGATATTAAAAACAAGCAACGATGATTAAATTAATAACTGTTGGAGGTACTGATTATAAATTGGTATTCGACGAGTTTAATGAAGAAGTCGATATTGATTCTTTGTTGAAAATTGATTATTCAAATTTGATTGGCGAAATAATCACGTTCCCAGTCATTGTTAATCGGTTTGGTAAATTGTTGGCTGACATGGAAGCACAAGTTTCAGAAAAGAAACTGAACGTGGACATATTTGAAGCTAAAGTGAAAGAACGTCTTAGGGTTGAGATAACCAATCAAAAAGGAGGTAAGGCGGCGACGGTGGACGAATTAAATTCAGCCATAATGTTAGATAAAGGTTTTCAAGCAATGAAGAAATCTTTTATCGAAACTCAAAAGAATCGCGACTATATCCAAAGCGTATTTTGGAGCTCTAAAGACAAATCGGGCAAGCTTGATAAATTGTCTATGAGTATGCAAACGGGGGACATTACTGATGATATGATTCAGGGCAAAGTTAATAACATTACTATTAAGAAAACTAAGAAATTAATCGGTTAATTAAAACAAACAAAAGATGGAAAAAGATTTTCGTAGCCAATTCAAAGCTACTCCTATTAAAAAATTGAAGAAGCATGTCGAAGATGACAACACTCTTATTGGCGCAAGCAATAACGAGTATTTGAATCTTGAAGATGGCAAGTCTGTAAAAATACGTATATTTCCACCACATCCTGGCAAGGAAAATTTTTACGTAGCTAAAAAATGTTACTGGCTGAGCTTCGCTAAGAGAGATGGCGATATGGGGCGCGGCGCTATTAACGATTCAAGATTGCACGGCGGAACAAAAATGGATGTTGTTGAAGAATATTCAAAAATGGCAACTAAATTTTGCGCTAAAGATAGCGATAAGCTTGACGCAATCTCTGGAGATAAAGATTCTTTGAAGCCTACTTACAGTTGGATGGCTTATGCTTCAAAAGTATCGTCCGACGAAGAATTACATCCTATGCTATGGGAATTTAAGAAAATGGTACGTGATGCAATGAACAAATTGGCGTTTTCTGAAGAAGACGATGATGCTATTGAAATCGACCCATTCACAGACCCAGACGAAGGTCTACCAATTTTGGTTAAGTATTTGAAAAGTCCAAACCGAAAAAAGGGGGAAAACTATTACGAAACTTCGTTCCCTAAAAAGAATATTGCGTATCCGTTGACCGACGAAGTGTTGGAAGCATTTATGGCTTTAAAACCATTGGATGAAATTATCGGAAAATACAATATGCGTGATTTTGACCGTGCTGTAGAAGGTCTTCAAAATTTCGATGAAACAAACGAAATTGGCTTATTTGAAAATGAAGCTTGGATTGAAAAACTTGAAGAAATTCGTTCTCAATACGACGCAGTTGAAGAAGCCGAAGAAGACAAAGCTCCTGCAAAAAAATTGGTAAAGAAAACGGTTGAAAAGGAAACTGCAAAACCTGCCGCTAAAAAGAAAGTTGTTGATGACGAAGAAGAAGAAGCTCCTGTGAAAAAATCTGTTAAGAAAAAAGCGGGTGACGAATTTGATGACATGGATAGGGAAGAATTGAAGGAATATATTGCCGAAAACGAACTTGATGTTCGGGTAAAAAAATCCTTTGAGGACGATGAAATTCGCGAGCTCATCCGCGAAGCTATTATTGCCACTGCCTCTGATAACGCACCTGAAACAACTAACGATGAGTTTGATGACATGGACAGAGAAACTCTGAAAGAATATATCGCCGAAAACGATTTAGATGTTCGGGTTAAGAAATCTATGGTGGACGAAGAAATTCGTGAAGCTATCCGTGAAGCAATTGGCGGTGAGGGCGACGCTCCGGAACCTGATGTTGAAGAACCAGAAGAAGTTAAGCCAAAAGCAAAAATGTCTTTGAAGGATATTCAAGACAAATTGGCAAAAAGCAAATAATTTGTAACATTCTAAAAATTGAGGGTTGTTAGAAATAGCAACCCTTTTTTATAAAAAAATATATGGCTAACATAACAGACGATATAATCAAAAGATTTAATAACGAAGACGTTATTAAGCTATCTGATAAAGATGGCTTCAAGGAGATGAAGAGTTGGGCTCACACTGGTAGTTCAGAGCTGGACTATAATCTAAGGATAATGGGATTCCCCACAGGTATAATCGAAATTGCCGGACCGAGTCGTTCTGGAAAGACCACACTTGGTTTGACAGGTATGAAACATTTTTTAAAAGAAAATCCTGAGCTTGGGGTTGCTGTTATATTATCAAGTGAAAACCGAGATAGTAAAGAATACGCAGTTCAGCTTGGAATTAACCCGAGCAAGATTATCGTTATGAAGATACGGTATGTTGAAAAAATGTTTATGATGGTTAAGAAATTATTGGATGATGTTGATGCGTTATTCAAAGAATATAAAATGGGAGAACCAAAGTTTTACTTTCTGTGGGACAGTTTAGGAGCTACATTGAGTAAATCTGAGTTAGACACTATGGAAGAAAATACCGACACTTTATCAAAGAAATTTATTAAGGGCGACGATATAACTGAAATGAAGCACGAAAAGATAGGGGCGTTTGCTAAACCAGCGAAAATGTTTGCTAAATTTTTGATGGGTGAAATGTACACTAGGACAATTCATTTTGTTATGTTAAACCATCAATACGACACTATCGCTGGGTTTGGACAACATTCTAAGAAAAAAAGTACGGGCGGCGAATGGGTTGAACTTTTATCAACATTACGTTTAAGCACTACAATAGGGAAGCACGAGAAAATTGACGATACAGAAGTAGCTCAAGTTACTTATGTGAAAGTAGTCAAAAATGATTTTGGCAGCAGGCAAGAAACTGCCATAAGAATATTGCTCGGTTATGGTATAATTCTTTCAGAAGAAGACATTGAGTTCGCATTGGACAACGGTATATTGAAAAAAGAAGGCGCTAAAAAAATTACTTATTTAGGAGATAAAATGAAGTGGACTTCGGTTCGCGAATTGTTTGCTCTTTACGACACAAACAACAAAATGATTCCAGTACTGCACGCTCAAATAAGGAAAGCAAGGAACAAAGAACTTTTGGCGTTGAAAGCTAAAATAGAAGAAGATTTTGAGAAAAAATAATTGATATGAAAAAAGCGATAGGAGTTTTTGCAACCGACCTGCATTTGACAAAGGATAATGGTGAATTAGTTAAAGACATAATCGGGCAACTTATTAACGTTTGTCATCAATACGGGGTAAAGCACATCTTCGATGGGGGA